GTTAACTCACTAGGTGTTGGTACTGCTGGTTCTGGTACTGCAGGTGAGATTAGGGCAACAAATAATATTACTGCTTACTATTCAGATGAGAGATTAAAAGATGTTCTTGGTGAAATAGATAATGCATTAGATAAAGTAAAAGAATTACGAGGTGTTTACTATAAAGAAAATGAAACTGCAAAGTCTTTAGGTTATGACAATGATAAAAGACAAGTGGGAGTAATTGCACAGGAAGTACAAAAAGTATTACCTGAAGTGGTGACAGAAGCACCAATAGATGACAAATACATAACAGTTTGGTATGATAAATTAGTTCCTTTATTGATAGAAGCAATAAAAGAGTTATCGGCGAAAGTAGATAAACTAGAAGGAAAATAAATGGCTGTTCCAAATTCAAAAGCAACTCTAAAAGAGTATTGCCTAAGAGCATTAGGTAAACCTGTTATAGAAATCAATGTTGACGAAGATCAAATTGATGATAGAGTAGATGAAGCACTACAATACTTTTCTCAATACCATTATGACGGTGTTGAAAGAATGTATATGAAGTATCAAATTACACAGGCTGATATTGATAGAGCAAGATCAGATGAAACTGTTGGCACTGGTACTGAAGGCTCTGTTTCTACTTCTTTTAAAAATCAACAAAATTATATTGTAATGCCATCATCTGTTTTATCAGTAATGGGTATATTTAATTTTAATGATAAGTCAAATTTAAATATGTTTGATATCAGATATCAAATGAGATTAAATGATTTATACGATTTCTCTTCAACTTCAATTATACATTATGAAATGACAATGAGACATTTAGATTTCTTAGATCATATTCTTATTGGTGAAAAACCAACTAAGTTTAATATGCATAACAATAGATTATATATTGCTATGGACTGGCAGAATGATGTTGCAGCTGGTGAGTATATAATTATAGAATGTTATAGAAAATTAGATCCAGATAGTTATGTTGATATCTATGATGATATGTTTTTAAAAAGATATACTACTGCTTTAATAAAGCAACAATGGGGTGCCAATCTCTCAAAATTTCAAGGTGTTCAAATGTTAGGTGGAGTTTCTATGAACGGAGAAGCAATTTATTCACAGGCATTAGATGAAAAAAATAAACTAGAAGTAGAAATACGAGATACTTTTGAGTCACCTATCAGTTATATGGTAGGATAAAATGCCAACTAATGTTTATTTCGATCACGGTAATACAAACGAACAGCGTCTTTATGAAGATTTAATCATAGAGCAATTAAGTATCTATGGTCAAGATGTTTATTATCTACCTAGAACTATTGTAAATGAAGATACTATATTAGGAGAAGATACTGCTTCTAAGTTTACTTCAGCATATGCGATTGAAATGTATGTTGAGAATACAGATGGTTTTGCTGGTGAACAGGAAATAGTTAGAAAATTTGGTTTAGAATTAAGAGATGATGTGTCTCTAGTGGTTTCTAAAACAAGATGGGAAAAAGTATTAGAAGCAGAAAATAATTTAATTGAATCTTCTAGACCTAATGAAGGTGATCTAATATGGTTTGCTAGAGTTAATGCGTTCTTTGAAATACAATTTGTAGAACATGAACAGCCTTTTTATCAAGTGCATAATGTTCCTGTATATAAATTAAGATGTACTAAATGGGAATATTCTTCGGAAGAAATTAGTACAGGTATTACAGATATTGATGTTACCGAAGATGACTTATCAACTAATATGCTTGACTATCAAGTTAGTCTTGAGGCAGGATTACCTGCTGGTGCAATAATGATGGAATCAGATATACCTGATGATAGAAACTTTATCTTACTTGAAACTGCACCTGCTGAACTTGGTGAAAAACAAGTTGTTGATCAGTCGCATAAATTTGAGGCTGCGTCTGGTGTTACCAGTACAGGCGATAGTACAGACGACATACTAGACTTCAGCGAAAGAAACCCATTCGGAGAAACTGATTATCACTTCGGGAAAGACTTCTAATGTTCGGACAATATTTTTATAATAAACATTTAAGAAATACAGTTATCGCTTTTGGTACTATATTTAATACTATCGGTGTAAGAAGATATGATTCAACAGGTAACGCTGTGTCAAGTTTACGAATACCTTTAATGTATGCACCAAGAGAAAAGTTTTTAGCCAGACTACAACAACAAACCGAGTTGGGTTCTGGTAGTGAATCAAAAGTTGCAATCACTCTACCTCGAATGTCTTTTGAAATGACTGGGATCTCATATGATCCCAGTCGTAAAATTAATAAAAACTTAAAGTATAAAAAGGCAAAAACTAGTGATGACAACCAGGTGTTTTCACAATATGCTCCTGTACCTTACAATGTAGGATTTAATCTTTATTCTTTTACTGCCAATTCAGATGACGGGCTACAAATTGTAGAACAGATATTACCATTTTTTCAACCAGACTATACGGTTACATTTATTGAAAGTCAAACAATGGATGTAAAAAGAGATATACCTTTTGTTTTAAATAGTGTTGACTATGAAGATACCTACGATGGTGATATGACTTCTAATAGAAGAATTATATACACTATGAACTTTACCGCTAAAATATATCTTTATGGTCCAATCACTAGTGGCGCTGTTATTCGTAAGGCGTCTGCTGATTTATATACTAAAATGAATACAGAAAATCCATCAAGAGCAGAGAGAGTGACCATAACTCCTAATCCTTCCGGTGCTGATGCTGATGACGATTACACATTTACTGAAACATTAGAATTTTTTGAAGATGGGTTAAATTATGATGAGCAATCAGGAACAGATAAGTAAATTTTTTTCTAGAAAAAGAATTAATATTGATATAGGGTTTAGATGTACTCTAGAGTGTCCTAAATGTGAGCGACAAAACAGTTATAAAAATATTAGACCTGTGCCAGGTAGAGATATGACTATATCTGAATGGCATAAAATTACAGATTATTTTGATGAAATACAATGTTGTGGTCAAATATCAGATCCTATATTCAATCCTTATTTCATAGACTTTATAAAAATCGCAAAAGAAAAAAATAAATATTTACTAATACATACTGCAGCTTCTCATAAACCAGTAAAGTGGTACAACGAAGCGTTTGATAATATGGGTAAAGGTGAGTGGATATTTGGTATAGATGGGTTGCCTGAAGAGAGTCATATTCATAGAGTAAATCAAGACGGACAGAAAGTATTTGAAATGGCTAAGTTATGTGCTAGTAAAGGTATTAGAACTCGTTGGCAATATATTATTTTTAAATACAATGAAACTCATATTGAACAGGCAAAAAAAATGGCTGAAGATAATGGTATAGAATTTGAGATAAGTATATCAGCAAGGTTTGATGGACCAGACGATCCTTTAAGGCCTGATAATCCAAAATTTTATTTCGATAGTAAACAATTTGCATTAATGGGAAAATTAAATGTCTAGAAATCAAATTAAACTTAACGACAATAGTAGTGGTGAAATTATACTTTCTGGTCCTAGAGATCCAGAAGAACTAAAACCTTTATGTTTAGATCACGGTATGTTTGCTGGTGCTTCAGATCAGAAAGACATAACAGAATGGTTAGGTAAAGCATATGGATATAATTCTCAAGGATATATAATGCCTTGTTGTTGGACTGTTCAAGAAAAAGGCTATGAAGAAGAAGCATTTAAACCTTTAATGAAAGAAAAATTACATATTAGTAATACAAATAGTATAGATGATATAATAAAATCTGACGAGTGGAAAGATTTTGCTGATCTATTGGTCAATAAACCTGATAAAGCACCAAGTATTTGTTGGTATTTTTGTGGTAAAAAAGTACAAAATTATATGGCAGATAAACCATATATGGAAGGTGAGAGAGTTAAACAAATTAACAAGCATAAATAATAATATGAGTAAAATAGATGATAAACTAAATGAAATTTTAGAAGTAACCGCTGAACAGATTTTGGCACCTGCACCTATAAAAAAACAGGAAGTGGTTGTAATGCCAGAGTCAGCTGATCCGCAAGATGATTTTGAACACGGTAGAGAAAATCTTTACAAATTAATTGAAAAAGGTAATGAAGCAATAGATGGTATTTTATCTCTTGCAAA